TCTCCAATGAAGATAACTTGGTTACAATTAAAAGTTTCGTATTGATTTATACACCAATCAAGATAACCGTCTAAACAAAAAGGTTCGTGCAAGTCGCCTATAACTAAGACATTCCTAGTTTCTTGTTCTCGCAATTTTTGTAAAGCGATTATCTCGTGAGGTTTAAGTCTGTACCTATTATTTACTTTCTTTTCCAAAGTCTGCAAATGATTGTCCACCAAGCATTGCGAGTAGACTCCACCAAATCTTTGAAACAGCATCTTCGTCAGCTCCTAAAAAAGTTGCAATTATAGGAATAACAATAGATGAAATCCCTAACCATACCTTCTTAGAAGTAAGAAGTTTTGTGATAATGTAATTTTTCATTTTATTTATTTTTGATTATTAAATTAATATTTTCTCCGCCTAAATTAAGTATTTCTTTGATTACTAAGTCCATAGCCAATCTTGAATTATTAACACGGTCTTGTTCACGACTCTGTCCTACTAACACACAACCCCTAGAATCCGCTGTTGTATTTCCGATATGCACGAGAATCCAATCCCTATCAGGAACATCTTGCACTAACAGGTGCAAATAATCTCTTGTTGCTGATTCTCTTGCAGTTCTTAATCTTACTTTATACTCCCCCGCAGGAATACAAGATATACTTCTTTCATTGTTTACATAAGGTAATTCTAATGTATCACAAAAAGACTCTCCATTTATAAAGAGTTTTCCTAATGTACTTTTTTCAGAGAATGTATCTCTTATTATAAGTAAATTGATTTTACTCAAAATAGGTTTTATAGATTCTAACACCCCTAACTTCTTTAACAAATTCATTACGAACTTTAGTAGTGTTTTCATCTTTTTTTTGATACTTAGGATTATTGCTATTTAGCTTTCTTTTTTTCATATATAAAAAATTTATAAACCGTGAATGATATAGCTAGAATCAAGGAAACAAACGTAAGTAGTTCGTTACATTGAGTTAAATTTAAAGCAATTGCTGAACTATTTGCGATTCCTACTTGTATTGTGTCTTTTATTTCTGTCATTTGTTTTTTCTTTAGGACTTTTATCCAAGTAGGATTTAAGTTTAGTTATGTTTATTACTTTAGGTTTGTAGTGCTTTTTCATTATTAATCCAAAAAGTTTTGTAATGTTATTTTATTTCCTTGCTCTCTTGGTTTTTCTAAGTTCATATTAGAGTAGAAAGAATCCTTGTCAGGACGGACATCTGCACCACTTGAAGTTGTATATTCAGGGAATGAAGAATTGTTATTACACAGGTAATCCACAAGGCGTTCTGTGTAATACTCTGCTGTGTTTCTCACCTCCTCTCGCAAAAGTGAAGCTTCACTTTCACTTAAAGCAGTACCCGTTTCTGATGTCTTGGAATAAATATTCCCGTTTTGGACTTTAAATCGTAGCCACGGAATACACTCAAAAAATGCCCATTGCACCAACATATCTCCAATGTAATCATCTACTAAAGTTTTATAAGCTCCTGTTAAAGTTCCTGCTGTTATTTCTGCTTCAAGCTTAGCATATAAGTCCGTGCCAAGTTTTGTTTCAACATAGATTTTCTGTGCGACTCTTATATACGGTAATAAGAAGTCCACGTCCACATTGCCATTTATGGCTGTCGAATCTTTTAATTTATCTTCTGATATAAATAATACGTATGCCATAATTCTTTAATTTAAAAAGCCTTGATTTGTCATTGTCTTAGGCGCTCTTGCAACTAAGCTATCATTTTTTTCTATTGTAAATCCTTCCTTTCTTGCTTTTGCTACTGTTATAATTTCATTTGTTGTGATGTTGTCAGGATATACTACAAAGCCTTCATCAGAAGCAGGTGCTTGCCAAATCTGCCGTTTCCAATAATGGTGGCAGTTGCCACCGCCCTTCCATAGCCATATACTATAAGTAGCAGCTCCTCTTGGCCCCCATCCTTTATTTACAGGCTTAGAGCCCATATTGATAATATCTTGCTTTCTATACACCTTTTTAGCTTTCATCATTAACTTGCAAAATTCTCTAGTTTCACCTTTTTGACTTAAAGAATTGTTTTTAGTATAAACATATCTCACTTTAAAAAAAGCATTACCTTTTTTATTTAAACCATCTTGCTTATCTCTAGTATTAGGATTTGCTCTACCTGTTGAAGCTAACTCTAATTTTTCACCTGCTATTTCATTTAACTCTTTTTCATAATCAAAATCTTGGTGTTCTTCATCAACAATTTCTTCATCAATCATTTCCCAATCTTCAGGAATATCCTCCCCAAATTCTTCTATAAAAGATTCTAGTTCTGTTTTTTCTGAACTAAGCATTTCTTTTTCTTCTACAACCACTTCTTCTGTTAGTTCAGGTAATCCCATTTCCTTTCTGATTTCTTGAACCGTCATTACCTCCTTCATATCTTCAACACTAAACATAGTTGTAATAGGTTTGCTCTGAACAAACTCTAAAGGTAAATTAATACCATTTACTATTAAGATTTTACTTAATGTCTTTAAGATATTTGTTTGGAACGGCTTTACAACTGTGTTAATATATATTTCAAAAGCTGAATTAAGTTCTTCTGCATTTGATCCAAACCCATTCTCTGAGTTAATTCCAACAAGCATAGGGCTTGTGCATCTATGCCCTGTCAGGATGTTTTGCATCAGGAGTTCTTGGAGTGCCAAATATTGTTTATCGGCATTTGATACTGCGATAGGAGTTATCTCAGGAGTATTATCTCTACTGTCTGAGAACGTTAATACAAATTTCCCACTAGCTTTAGCTCCTGTAAATTTCTCCTCAATACTTCTTTCTACTTGTAGTCTTTCTTCACGAGTCGGTACTCCATTCGAAAAATTTATAAAGTAGCTCCCGCTGAAGCCATTTTGTATGTTCGCCAAATGGAACTCAGCAACCCTCTGATCCACTAAAGCCCAATTGTTAGCCGCTAGATAGTCAGGCGTATGGTAAACGTCCATATTAGGACTGTAAGAACCTGTATATAATAACTGACTTGGAGTGCTTCTATCATTCACATTAAAAGCAGCAACAGGTTGTGGTTCGTTTTCTCGTATATTAGACCAATCAGCACTTACAAAGTATGTGTCTATTTTTCCTAGTTCATTTGGTCTGCCCGCTCTTACTCGTTCAACAGGAACGTGATAAATTTCCGAAATAGTCTGTCTATCCTGTGACCATATAATATTAAGTGCGTAACCTCCCTGAAGTTTGAAGTCAAAAGCTACCTTTGTTATTACCTCGTGTAATGTTTCATTCCCATTTGCATTTGCTAAGAACTTTTTAAGACCTACATAAGCTTCTAAATTATCATCCTCTAAAGCTATAATGTCGCTCCCTGCAATCATCTCTGAGGTGGCATTTATAATGGCTGCGTGGGTGCTAGAATTGTAGTAAAGGTCAATTAGAAACTGAGGGTATAGGTTGCGCCAATCCGCTGTGCCATATTCCACATAATCCCTACCACGTACCTCTTGAATTATAGGTGATGTTTCGGTTTCTAAATTGATTGATAAAATATTTTCCATATTATAAGTTTGAAAGTCTATTATTTACATTAGCGACTAATGCTGCACTATAACTACTGTATATTTGTACTTCTGATATTGTTCCTGCATAAGGGTTTGTATCTGTTGCTCTAACTCCTAAAGCGTCAATATCAGATGTTCCTGATAATGTAGGTGTCGTACTTTGTACTACCCCATTCTGCCACAGCCTCACGACATTAGAACCATCTCTAGTTACCACTAAATAATCATCACCCCAAGTGCCACTATCTAAAGTAATATTAATTGTAGTTCCGTCAATCTTAATTCTCATTTGACTTGTAGTAGTAAATTTAAAGAACTCATTAGTAGTTGTATTATCGCCAATTACTACATTGTTAAATGCACTTGGGTTACATTTAAAACCAACAGTAAATTGACCACTTAATGATATTTGGGATGCAGTTTGTAAATTTTGAGGATATGTAGTTGGATCAAATGTTAATACCCCTGCTGAATATGCAGGTTGTTCATTTGCAGTTGCTTGAACCATATCAATACCATTACTAGAACTATCTGCCCACTCAGAAACATCAGAACCATTTAAAGTAATTCCTTCTCCCTTTTGATACCACGCCTCAAGACTTGCTTCGTCATCAGGCGACCAAGCCCCTAAGGGTCTAGTTGAATTTATACTTAATCCTAATCTTTGTGCTAACATTAGATAATATCTTCATAGTAACATAAAGCAACCCCACTCGTAAGAGTTATCGCTGTCACGTTAAGAAAAATAGTCACCCCCGCAGGTATTGTCGTTTGTAAGTTAGCTATTGCTGAACCTGTTGCTGTTGTCGCATTTCCTGCTGCTATTGAAGCTATTACACTCTCAACAGGGAAGTGAACCGCATAGTAATTCTTAGAAGTCATAGCAGTAGTTGCTATTACATCACATCTATTTTTCCCTAGTGTTTCTCTTAATAATTGATTGTCATTGTCTATTTGTGGCATAATTTTAAATTTTTATTTTTTATTTCTATTGTCCGTACCATATGTAATTCGTTGATGACGGTTCAGGATATTGTGTATATTGTACTTGTTCTGATCCTGATCGTTCTTCTACAAATAACTTTCCTACTTCTACACATCCTTTTACTGTTCCATAAACACCTGATTGATCACTAGCAACCCCATCTTCTTTTACAGGGACTTTTCCGTCCTCTATTTCAGGAGTTCCATTAAAACTTACTTCCCAAGCTGAATACTTCCAATACCCACAAGGTAAAAAGTTTATAGAACCCGTAACTACATTCTCAACTGTATTATGTAATAATGTCATATTTGTATATCTAGGATGTATAGTTTCGGTTACACCATAAGCATATTTTACACCCTTATCCATATCATTAGTAAACTTCAATAAGTGTTTAATCTGACTTGAAGGAACAGAGGTATCTATCCTAACATCTTCAGTTGTTATGTTGAAGTTATATAATCCTGAGTAAGCTAATTGTATCATCCTAATATATAATAGAAAAGAATCTTATTTATTTGTTTATTAATTGAATTAACTCCTTCGGCAAACATCTATTATCTCATTAAAATTATAAGCTTCAGCCTCCTCAATAGGGAGCATCATAGGCATAGGCTTTTTTTCTTCTCCTGTTAAAATCCATTCGTAACCATTGTGCGCTGACCAATTATCCCCTGATGTACCTGAGCCTGAATTTAATCTAAGCCCATTCGTTTCACCTAATAAAACTACTTTATTATATCCTGCTAAAGGTCCTGTTGTGTGTAGTTGATTTAATTCTACAAACGCCATTAATTTAGCTTCTCCTAGTTCTTTTAATAGTGTTTGAGTACATCTATCTAGCTTATCCAAATTAATTGTAAGTCCCTGTGAATAATATACAGCCTTTGTAGGAGAATTGACATCTGCATTTATTACTTCAACTACACTACCCCCCCTTCTTGGTAAATGAAATTGATATATATCACTATATTTTGCGACAAATGGTTCATCTATTGTAAATGCAGCTACTAACCTATCAACTACTGTAAGAACACTCACATCTTCAAAATTAACTAGATAAACAGTCTTTACACCTCCTAAACTCCTAGAGCAGTCAATTCCACGTCCCTTCGATAATGCAGCACAGCCCATAATAATTCCTTTAGTATATAATAGAAAAAAGTCTTGTTTATTTTTTTAGTTAAAAAGAAAAAGGTGAACCGAAGCTCACCCTAATCAAGAAAATATGATAAAGACTACTGATTAATCCGGATCTACTGTTACGTCCCATCCTGAGTTGTCAAACGGATCTGTAGTATAATCTTCAACCATTGACATTGGTTCTTGCTCCATTCCGTCAAGTGTCCATTCATAACCCGATCTATCACTCCACGCTGCCCCGGAAGCATTAGTCCCTGCGTTCAAGTGCATACCATTCTTAACTCCTAAAGCAAGAATAACATTATGCCCGTTAGTAGCTAGTCTTTGGTTTAATTCTGCAAAAACGACCAATTTATCTTGTCCTAATGCCTTTAATTCGTTCTGATCTTCCTTCGTCAGTTTATTTAATTGAATTGTAATAGAAGGAGTGTAGTAAATCGTTCCCGCTTCCGTTGATCCATTTATTGTTTCTGTAACAGACGCAGTACCTTTAGGCAAAGAATACCTATAAATTTTGTTACCACTCATTTGAATATCTGTAACTTCTGATGAAGCTATTACTATTCCTGTTCCATCTGTTGGTGCATCAAATTCATCATACACACCAAAGTAGACATATTTCACTCCACCCAACGACCTAGAGCAGTCTAATCCTCTACCTTTTGTTAATGCCGTGCAAGCCATAAGTTGTTATTTTTTTAAGTTAAGGAAGTGGCTTTTACCACTTCCGTATTATTTGTTTTACGCTTGGTTTACTACGTCAGCACCAATTCCTACTTGAACACCTCCTGAGAACTTAGCTACAACTCTTAAGTTGTCACTTCCGTCCAAAGTAGACATATCTAACGCTTTAATGTTAGTTTCGTCACTTAACAGGTCACAACCAAAGAATAAATTTGAAGTTTCTGCTGCACACATTTGATTGTCAGGCATCCCCGGACAAGGGTGTATTTTTATTCCTTCAAATACAGGCTCGTAAGTATCATTCATATTGTAAGCGTTTACATATCCTAGAGTAGATATTGCTCCGATATAAAAACGGTAAGTTTTCATATTCATATAAATTCTTAAATCCTCTCTACCATATACGTTAGCAGGAATGTCCGCTACTAATTGTTGTAAGTTAGTGATAATATTAGCTGCTGTGTAAGCACCTGTTGCTGATGAAGATACTACGTTTCCATTTACTACAAATGCTCCTGTTGTAGCTGTTTGAAATCCTTCAAATTCTCCTGCTGTTGCGTCAGCTCCATCCCATACTGAACCTTCAACTGCGTCTGCAATAATCTCACCGAAGTAAGCTAAAACATACTCATCAAAAGTAGGTGCTGTTCTGTTCCAAGAACCTGCCTTCATTTCCTCTGCTTCCCAACCTGATAATAAAGTTTTCTTACATAAGTCTACGTTAATTTGTAGGTTCTTAGGTGTAAGAACTGCTTCAGTTAATGCTAAAGTTCCTGCGTCAGAAAAGTCGCAAGTAGCGTCTGCTACTAATGATGAACCTGCCATCTTTCTGATGTTTTCTTTGTACTTAATGTTTTCTAAGACAGTTAAGCCGCCTAACGACTTAGCTTCTTTTAGAGCTGCGCTGATGTATTTTCCAAAAG